GAATTGCAAGCTGAATATCTGCCATCGCTTTCTGACGCTTGATCTCGATGTCTGCCTGTGCCTGCGCCATCATCATCTGAACCGCAGGATCTGGGCCTTGTTGTTGGGGTTGGGCAAGGGCTTGATCGACCTCTTGTGTGACAGGCTTGAAGAACTCAGCAGAATCCGCAAACCCTGCCGCCTCAACCAGTTTTCCGAGCGTTGCACGATATTGCGAGAGCGACACTAAAGGATTGTTTGGACCCAACATCTGGAGCATCTGCTCTTGCTTTGAGAGAACCATTGAGAGCATAGCCATCTTTTGCTCGATGTTGCCTGTCCCAAGACCCACATTCACTGAGACATCGTATTGGTTCGACCACTCTCTCGGATCGTATTGGACGTACTGCCCACGCATCCGCAGGATGACTGCCTTGTCCTGGTACTTGCATAAGAGATGTAATAGTCCTTTGAATAAGTCTTTTACACCTGTCTCAGCAAAAACACGAGCAATGAGTTCGATCTTGCCCTGTGATGCTTGTGTGAGCGCAGCAATTGCCGCAGCAGTCACGTTCTGCAAGATGTTGGGGTCTAAGCCCTGGGAAGCCTCTGTGAGACCCGTTCTCTTGGCTTGAACCTGGTCTAAGTATTCAAGAAGCGGGAAGGCTTGCTGGCCGACAGGAGGTGTTTGTATCGGGACTAGAGCGGCAGGATTCTTGAGCCTGACCACACCACCAGGCGTAACGCTTAAGAGGTCATCCAGGTTGACCTGACCTTCGACAGCACCCATTCGGGTATTGTTCTGAAGGTACATATTGTCCAGCATCTGCCTCGTTACAGTAGTCTTGATAAGCTGGAGATCGACTGTACGATCAGCAGGACAATCCCCAAAAAAGCGATGAGGTATCGGAATAGGGCAAATAGAGTAGAACGGAACGTAGTCGGTTTCTTCATTTGCAAGTATCTCGTTCCCAGAGAAGTAAACCTGCCTTAGCTCCGCAATCCCATCTCCGTCATAGTCTGTCTTTAGGTAGCACTCAAACACCTCAACAGTCTGCATACTCTTATCGAGACTAGGCTCCATGAAGGGCTGCTCGTCTCGGTTGTATCTTGCAATGTACTCGGCAGAGAACTCAAGGTCGTTGTATACCGGCAGGTTCATGATGATCTCGGCATCGAACCCCATCGCAATCAGGTCTGACCTCGTGATGAGCTTTCTGTGAGCGACAAATGGCGTGTCTCTTACGGTCTTGCCTGCCTTAGAGATCAGGAACTCCTCTGGAGGCACATTCTCGATCTTGACCCTGCCTGCCTTGGTCTTTCTCATAAGGGCCACGTTATGAACGCGCATGATCTGCCCGTCCATCTCTTGCTCTATCGTCTCTTGACCTGCGATCTCCATCGTCCCATCAGACAAAAGCATCGCAAGTTCATCGTCCGTCAGGTTTGCGTACTGCTCCTTATTGACCGAAATAGAGTCATCCCAGTAAGCCTTGACGATCCCGACCTTCTGAAGGATCGCGTCCTTAAACCAATCGTGCATGATGCCAATACCTGGGTTTTGCTTCATCAGCACCCAGTTGCAGTATTCGGTTGCCTGCTCTGCTAATGGCTCGTCGCCTGGGCCTACAGGCTCGAAAACACCGATCTGATCGGCAGAGGTAAAGAGACGCATGAGAGGCGGCAGCATCCCGTCCACAGCCTCAGCAACCTCACCCGTAACAATGCTAGACCTGCCCTCGACCTCGTTGCCGTAGGGGTCTCGCATGTACGCGGTAAGTGCGTTCTTACGTTGCTCGACGGTCTCTGTCTCTAAGAAACCAATGGCGTTGTCGATCTCGCCTTGTAGGATTGCTTTTAGCCGACCATCATCCATTTAGACCACCCAAGATACGTTAGGTTTCAGAGGCTTGGACCAACTTGTTGTCTCATTCATCCCGACCGCTAAATACCGAAATGCGTCTGCTGCGTGAGATGCCCAATCGTGAAGAGGCTTATCCCAGTAAACTTGACGCTTATCGTCGTATTGTCTCCGATAATTGCGTAGCGCGTCCACACCACGCTTCGTTTTAGGGTCGAACCAACAGTAAGGAATCAGCCTTCTCACGGCCTGTATCCCATCGTCCACACCCATCCTTGGGACTATCGTGATGTTTAATCCTGCCTCTTGTAGAAGTTCGAGCCTTGATCTGCCTGAGCCTAATTCCCGCACTTGTACGTCATGCGGAAGTAATTGCTCTGCAAGCTCGTAGTTGTTTGTCCTTAGCCAGTTCACATACCAATCCAAGCCTTGACCGTGGTTCTCAACGAAGTCAATAAGCCTTGTTTCTAAACCCACTCTCTGGCAAACCCAGATAGCAGTGGAATCGCCTATTCCTAGATCCCAGGCGCAGTAAGTCTTGGCTATACCATCCCTTGGGATTTCTCCGAATCGCTCAGACGGTAGCTCATTGAGAAGCTGTCCGTAGTAAGCACCTTCAATAGCTGAATCGAAGGAACACTCAAACTCTTGCAGGTACTTATCGTCTCCCATCTCTGATCGAGCGGCATCGAGTTCAGATTGAGGGATAAGACCTGTCTCTGACGCTCGGAACTCAAGCAGTGCCCAATCGTTATGCTGCTCTGCATGGTCTCGCAAACTCTTAAAGTGGTTGTTTCCCTTTGGGGTTCCGAGGAATAACGCCCATCCCATTCTGTCTGACAGGGCCGGACGAACCACTTCCGACCAAATTTTAGGGTTCTGGTCACCGAATTCGTCGAATACAACGCCGTCGAAATACTGTCCTCTAAGAGAGTCTGGGTTATCAGACCCCGCAAGTTGGATGCGTCTGCCCCAGAAATCAACCCTAAGTTCTGCAATATTCGCGGTGGCGTTAAGGGGCTCGGTAAACTTGAGGAGGTAATCCCAGATAACTCGTTTGGTCTGGGAGTAGGTAGGCCCAATAAACGCATATCTTGGAGCCTCCTTCGTGTTCTCTATCGCTGCTCTAATGAGATGGTTGACAGCAGAGACTGATTTCCCCATACGACGGTGAGCAACAACGACTCCGAATCGCTTGTCTGCAAGCGCATGGTGTATATGTAGCTGTTGCGCTCGCGGTGCATACGGAATGACTATTCTGGTTGCGCCCATGTCACTTGTAAAGCAACTGGTTGCCCGTCCTGACCTGTTACCTCTGTCCTTGCCAACTTAGGTATATGGTACTCGATAGCCCTCAGATAAATATCGCAAGCCTTTTCTGGGCTTTTCTGCGCTACTTGGTCTAGCCACATAGCGAAATGGGGTGCGTTTAGTTCAGCCATCTTTGCAATGGCTTCCCTAACTGCCGCAGTAGATTTGTTGGGCGCACCCTTCGGTCTACCTAATCCTGCGTTTGGAGGAATCCATTTGTTTTCCACTGTATTTTACTATCCTTCTGTTGTTACTGAGCAACACCTAACAACCCTGATCGCCTTAGCTCTTCTTCGTCTATGACTACAGGTTTCCCGTTTACTTCCATGATTCTTAGTTTACTTTCTTCGCCTGGGAATACGACAAAGTTACTTGTTCCACCTTTACCTCTTGAGCCTTGGTCTAGGTAGCGTATTCCTGGAATACCTAACTCTTTTAATTTGTCAGACGCAATTGGTGCGCCAGAGCTATATGGACTTTTTTCATTGAAAGGAGGTTGAGCCATCCTGTTGGCTATGGTTTGATAAATGTAAGACCCTTTCGCTTCTCCCGTTCCGCTTGCGTTTTTCGTCAATCCGTATTCTTTTGCTAACTTCTGAACCGCCTCTGGCTGCTGACTAAGCGGCTTATCCCAATCTAGCATCTTTGCTATTTGTTCGTCTGGTAGGTCTACTGTGTAGAGAGAACTTTGCTCCTCTACTATTTTCTTAGCTTGCTTAATCGTCGGTTCTAAGTTTTCCCCAAGCTCTTTATAAGCGTTTCTTGCTAAAACCTCGCCTTCCTCACCGCGAGAGGCTATAAGCGTAGCTATCCCCTTTAAGGGGCTTTTATCAGGAATATCAAACTTTGTTACCGATCCTCTGTAACCAGATGCAACAGCAGGACTTTCCGCAAAGTACAACCCATGGCCGTAAGCCTGTGCTCCCTCGCCTGTTCCGATCTTGCTTGCATCAAACTTACTAAACCTATGCGGTGAACCATGAAACACAGTAAGCGGACTCAACAAACTTCCTGCTCGCTGTGCGCTTGCCATCGTAGAAGCAGCAGCAAAGGGTAGTACCGACCCGTACAGTTGACTAGCAACGCTTGCCTGCTCGCCTAGTCTGTAAGCATCAGACATCTGCTGTGCCTGTGGGTCCATGACCGAGTACGTTGGGTTCCTACCTGTAAACCCTAGCAATCCCTGCGCTACAGGACTAGTCTGCCCGTACCCTGGAAGCGAACTCACACCTCTCGGCAACTGCTCCGGCAGCGGAGGCAAAAACTTCTCTTCGTCTAGCAAACCCTTTCTGCGCTTCACTTCTTATTCCTCGCTGAGATTGCCTTCGCTTTTGACCTTGCATCTTCCTTACTACTCGCACCCCATGCCTTTAGGCTTAGTAAAAGTCTAGTAGGGCTACCATCAGG